GGGGAGGCGCTTGCGGCTGAGGAGTCTCGGCTGGTTAAGCGTGCTGAGCGGAGGCAGACTTCTTTTGGTCTTGGGTGGCTGTCTACTGGGTATCTAGCCGCTAAGGCGCTAGATCCGGGTATTGATCGGGCAGAGTTTTTCGGTGATGTGGGGTTGCGTTGGCGTGATGCTTCCACACCAACTCGGGCGGCTACGGCTGATGCTGTGACGAAGCTGGTTGGTGCCGGTATTCTTCCCGCGGATTCTCGCACGGTTTTGGAGATGTTGGGTTTGGATGATTCGCAGGTTGAGGCTGTGATGGATCATCGTGCCACATCGGTGGATCCGTTGGCGGCCCTGGCGGGTGCTATTTCGAAGCAGACTAGCGAGTGACTGGTATGGTTGCCGGGGTTGAAACGAGAGAGTTCGCTGCGGCGTTCCAAAAGGATTTGATCCGGTTTGCTGGGAAGTACGCCGGATACTACACCGAACTGGGGCGTTTGTGGCAGGCTGGGCGTATCACGGATGGCCAGTATATGCGTTTGTGTGTGGCTTTGGAGCGTGCCGCCCATGACGGTTCTGCCGGGATGGCTGTAGATTTTGTGTCCGAGTTTCGGCGGATGTGTTGGGCTGAGGTAGGTCGTATCGTGGTCGATGATTTCACCCCGGAGGCCGCGTTCGCCCGTACAGCATTCGCTGTGAAGAAGGTGGGCGATAATCCGGATGATGCGAATCATATCGTGAATAGCGTGACGTCTGGTATGGAGCGTGCGGTGATGAATGCGGCCCGGGATACGGTTGAGTGGTCTGCTGGTGCGGAGCATCGGACGTGGCGTAGGGTGACTGATGGTGATCCGTGCGCGTTTTGTGCCATGTTGGCTACTCGTGACGATTACACCACGAAGGAGCGGGCGATTTCTGCCGGGCATGTTGGTAGGCATCGCCGTAAAGGCAAGCGGCCTGTTGGTGCCCGATATCATGATCATTGCGGGTGCACGGTGGTTGAGGTTGTGGGTCCGTGGGAGCGCACCAAGGCTGACCAGCGGTACATGGACATATATCAGAAGGCTCGTGAACGGTGCGCGGAGAAGGGTCTGTCTGGGTCGCCTGTGAATATTTTGGCGATGATGCGTGACATTTCTGACATGCGCTAAACATGGTTTTTCCAGCAGCCGCATGGGTTGTTGGTTTTGTGGTTGTCTCCGCAAGGGGTGCTCCACAAAAAGTGTCAATGTTGTTTATCCGCAAGGAGAAAGAACAAGATGGTTGATCAAAGTGAAATAGGTAACAGCAGCGAGGAGGCCGGAAAGGTTGAGGCTGTTGTTGAAGAGGCTACCGTGAAAGAAGAGTCACAAGGGCAGGGGGCTTCGAAAGAGGAGCCACTAAAGGAGTCCTCGAAGGAGGAGTCTTCTTCTGGCACGGATTGGAAAGCTGAGGCCCGTAAATGGGAGGCTCGTGCTAAAAGCAACTATGCAGAGTTGAGGCAGTTGCGTGAAACGGGTGGCGAGTCGCAGTCGACTATCGACGAGTTGCGGCAGCGTAACAGTGAGTTGGAGGAGCGTTTTAATGCTCTCACGGTAGAGAATCTGCGTCGCAAGATCGCATCCGAGTATGGTTTGGATGATGAGGCTATCGGTTTCCTTCAGGGTGGCGATGAGGATTCCATTGGTGAGTCTGCTAAGGCTTTGAAGGCTTTGATTGATCGCGGCGAGCAAGGTGTTCGTCGTCTTGCAGGGTGCACCCCTGTCAATGATGCAAAGCATCAAGAAAACATTTCTTTTGCTGATGCTTTAGTAACGAATTCGAGGAGATGAATTTAAATGGCTGACAATGTAATTAATACAGGAAAGATTGATCTTCCTGGCTCTTTTGTGAGCATTGTGAAGGATCGTGCTATCGATGCGGGTGTTTTGGCGAAGCTTTCGCCGGAGCAGCCGACCATTTTCGGGCCGGTTAAAGGGGTAACCTTCTCGGGTGTTCCCCGTGCGAAGATTGTGGGCGAGGATGAAAAGAAGCCTTCTGCCGGCTTTAGTATTTCTGGGTTTACGGCCCAGCCTATCAAGGTTGTGACTCAGCAGCGTGTCTCGGATGAGTTCCTGTGGGCCGATAATGATTACCGTATTGGTGTTCTTCAGGATCTTATTTCTCCGGCCCTTGGTGCTTCTATTGGTCGCGCCGTTGACCTGATCGCTTTCCATGGTGTTGATCCAGCCACTGGGGCGCCTGCTACACAGGTTAAGACTGCGCTGGATAAGACGAAGAATACGGTTGAGGCCACGGATTCTGCTACGGCTGATCTGATTAAAGCGGTAGGGCTGATTGCGGCTGCAGGTTTGCAGGTTCCTAACGGGGTTGCTTTGGATCCGGCGTTTTCGTTTGCCGTGTCTACTGAGGTGTATCCGAAGGGGTCGCCGCTTGCTGGGCAGCCCATGTACCCGAATGCTGGCCTTTCCGGGCTTGATAGCTGGCGTGGACTGCAAGTCGGTGCCTCGTCTACTGTTTCCGGCGCCCCGGAGATTGCTAATGGCGGCTCGGGTGTTTTGGCTATTGCGGGTGATTTCTCTGCGGTCCATTGGGGCTTCCAGCGTAACTTCCCGATCGAGATCATCGAGTATGGTGACCCGGATCAGACTGGCCGTGACCTGAAGGGCCATAACGAGGTTATGGTTCGTGCCGAGGCTGTGCTGTATGTGGCTATCGAGTCGCTTGATTCGTTTGCTGTTGTGAAGAAGAAGGCTGCCCCTAAGCCTAATCCGCCGGCCGAGAACTGATTCATTTGTTGCGATAATGTTTATGCTGTGTGCAGGGGGTGGTGTTGATGGGTATCATTTTGAAGCCTGAGGATATTGAGCCTTTCGCCGATATTCCTGCGGGGAAGCTTGAGGCGATGATTGCCGATGTGGAGGCTGTGGCTGTCAGTGTCGCCCCCTGTATCGCTAAACCGGATTTCAAATATAGGGATGCCGCTAAGGCTATTCTGCGTAGGGCTTTGTTGCGCTGGAATGATACTGGTGTGTCGGGTCAGGTGCAGTATGAGTCTGCGGGCCCGTTTGCTCAGACTACACGGTCTAGTACTCCCACGAATTTGTTGTGGCCTTCTGAGATTGCTGCGTTGAAGAAGTTGTGTGAGGGTGATGGTGGGGCTGGTAAAGCGTTCACTATTACACCGACCATGAGGAGTAGTGTGAATCATTCTGAGGTGTGTTCCACGGTGTGGGGTGAGGGTTGCTCGTGCGGATCTGATATTAACGGCTACGCTGGCCCTTTGTGGGAGATATGATATGACCAGTTTTCCGTATGGTGAAACGGTTGTGATGCTTCAACCGACTGTTCGTGTCGATGATCTTGGCGACAAGGTGGAAGACTGGTCTAAGCCTGTCGAGACTGTGTTTCATAACGTGGCCATCTATGCTTCCGTTTCGCAGGAGGATGAGGCGGCAGGCCGTGACTCTGACTATGAGCATTGGTCGATGCTTTTCAAGCAGCCTGTTATGGGTGCCGGTTATCGTTGCAGGTGGCGTATCCGGGGTGTTGTGTGGGAGGCTGACGGGTCTCCTATCGTGTGGCATCACCCCATGTCCGGTTGGGATGCTGGTACGCAGGTTAATGTGAAGCGTAAGAAGGGCTGATAGATTGTGGCTCAGGATGTGAATGTGAAGCTGAACTTGCCGGGTATTCGTGAGGTGTTGAAGTCTCCTGGGGTGCAGGGCATGTTGGCTGAGCGTGGCGAGCGGGTTAGGCGTGCGGCCTCGGCGAATGTGGGCGGTAACGCTTTCGATAAGGCCCAGTATCGTGGCGGATTATCGTCGGAGGTGCAGGTTCACCGTGTCGAGGCTGTGGCCCGTATTGGCACCACATATAAGGGTGGGAAGCGTATTGAGGCGAAGCATGGCACGCTGGCTCGTTCGATTGGGGCTGCGTCGTGATCGTTTACGGTGATCCGCGTGTGTGGGCTAAACGCGTGCTCAAGGATGATGGCTGGCTGTCGGATATACCATGCACCGGGACAGTGCCGGATAGTTTTGAGGGTGACCTTATTTGGTTGGCTCTTGATGGTGGTCCACAGTTGCATGTTCGTGAGCGTGTTTTTTTGCGGGTGAACGTGTTTTCTGATATGCCTGATCGGGCTATGTCGTTGGCGCGTCGTGTTGAGGCTGTGCTGGCTGATGGTGTGGACGGTGAACCTGTGGTGTACTGTAAACGGTCTACTGGCCCTGATTTGCTGGTTGATGGTGCACGTTTTGATGTGTATTCGCTTTTTGAGCTGGTATGTAGGCCTGCGGAGTCTGAGTAAGCTTATTGTTTTTGTTTTAATGTAATTGTTTGATATTTAATGGGGGTTGTGATGGCTGCAACACGTAAAGCGTCTAATGTTCGTTCTGCTGTTACTGGCGACGTTTATATTGGTAAAGCTCATGCTGGTGACACTATTGATGGTGTGAAGACGGTTCCTGACGGTCTTACCGCTTTAGGGTACCTGTCGGATGACGGGTTTAAGATTAAGCCTGAGCGTAAAACGGATGATTTGAAGGCTTGGCAGAATGCGGATGTTGTTCGCACTGTGGCTACGGAGTCTTCTATCGAGATTTCTTTCCAGCTGATCGAGTCTAAGAAGGAGGTTATCGAGCTGTTTTGGCAGTCGAAGGTTACTGCCGGAGCCGATTCGGGTTCGTTCGATATTTCTCCTGGTGCCACGACGGGTGTTCATGCCCTGTTGATGGATATTATTGATGGCGATCAGGTTATTCGCTACTATTTCCCTGAGGTCGAGTTGATTGATCGTGACGAGATTAAGGGTAAGAATGGCGAGGTGTATGGGTATGGTGTGACGTTGAAGGCGTATCCTGCCCAGATTAATAAGAAGGGTGATGCGGTGTCTGGTCGGGGGTGGATGACGGCTTTAAAAGCTGATACTCCTCCGGTTCCTCCTTCTCCGAAGCCTCAGCCGGATCCGAATCCGCCGTCTAATAACTGATACACGATTTTAGGGATTGTTGATAGATGAGTGACACAGGTTTCACGTTGAAGATTGGTGACCGTAGCTGGGTGTTGGCGGATGCGGAGGAGACGGCTCAGGCTGTTCCTGCCCGCGTTTTCCGTCGTGCAGCTAAGATTGCCCAGTCGGGGGAGTCTGCGGATTTCGCCCAGGTTGAGGTGATGTTTTCTATGTTGGAGGCTGCCGCCCCAGCTGACGCGGTGGAGGCCCTTGAGGGGCTTCCTATGGTTCGTGTGGCCGAGATTTTCCGTGAGTGGATGGAATATAAGCCTGACGGTAAGGGTGCCTCCCTGGGGGAATAGTTTGGCTCCACGGCCTGATTGATGATTATCGTGGGGCCATCGAATACGATTTCCGCACCAAGTTTGGTGTTTCTGTTTATAGTGTTGGTGGCCCGATAATGTGTTGGGGTGAGGCTGTCCGGCTGGCTGGCGTGTTGTGTACCGATACGTCTAGCCAGTTGGCGGCCCACCTGAATGGTTGGCAGCGCCCGTTTGAGTGGTGTGAGTGGGCGGTGTTGGACATGTTGGATCATTACAGGTCTGCTAATAGTGAGGGGCAGCCGGAGCCTGTGGCGAGGCCGACGGATGAGCGTAGGGCCCGGTTTACGTCTGGGCAGGTGGACGATATTTTGGCGCGTGTTCGTGCCGGTGGCGGGGTGTCTCGCGAGATTAATATTATGGGGTGAATAGTGTATGTCTGGTGAGATTGCTTCCGCATATGTGTCGTTGTATACGAAGATGCCTGGTTTGAAGGCTGATGTTGGTAAACAGCTTTCTGGGGTTATGCCTGCTGAGGGTCAGCGTTCGGGTAGTCTTTTTGCTAAGGGCATGAAGTTGGCGCTTGGTGGCGCCGCAATGGTGGGTGCTATCAATGTTGCTAAGAAGGGCCTCAAGTCGATTTATGATGTGACTATTGGTGGCGGTATTGCTCGCGCTATGGCTATTGATGAGGCTCAGGCTAAACTGACGGGTTTGGGTCACACGTCGTCTGATACGTCTTCGATTATGAATTCGGCTATTGAGGCTGTGACTGGTACGTCGTATGCGTTGGGTGATGCGGCTTCTACTGCGGCGGCGTTGTCTGCTTCGGGTGTGAAGTCTGGCGGGCAGATGACGGATGTGTTGAAGACTGTCGCCGATGTGTCTTATATTTCGGGTAAGTCGTTTCAGGATACGGGCGCTATTTTTACGTCTGTGATGGCTCGCGGTAAGTTGCAGGGCGATGACATGTTGCAGCTTACGATGGCGGGTGTTCCTGTACTGTCTTTGCTTGCCAGGCAGACGGGTAAAACCTCGGCTGAGGTGTCGCAGATGGTGTCGAAGGGGCAGATTGATTTTGCCACGTTTGCGGCTGCAATGAAGCTTGGCATGGGTGGTGCTGCGCAGGCGTCTGGTAAGACGTTTGAGGGCGCTATGAAGAATGTTAAGGGTGCCCTGGGTTATCTTGGTGCTACGGCTATGGCTCCGTTTCTTAACGGCCTGCGGCAGATTTTTGTTGCGTTGAATCCGGTTATCAAGTCGGTGACGGATTCTGTGAAGCCGATG